CTCAGTTCTAAGTTTTCTTTGTTCTTATCCAAGAATGTAACGGTGTAGTCTTTTGGAATAGGACCATTTGCTTCTTCCCAAATGAGTCTGTGTGTCAGCTTCCACTTGTTCGGCTCTGCCACTTTTGTTTGGAAGTAACCATCCGTGTTTTTGACAGTTGTCCCTACTGGAAGATGGTTCTTAGGACAATGCCCTTTTTTAAATCTTGAATGCTCACTATTTGGAATTCTGAAACTGTGATCGCCCTTATGTTTGTCGACTCTGCCCTTTTCAAACCAACCAGTTAAGCCACTAGAAACATTGTGATTCTTTTTCCAAACTTTTATCTGTTCTTCGTATGGTTCCCTTCCATACATTTTTTTCTTTGCTTGAAGAAGTGACAATTCTGTTTTGAATATTTTTCTAAGGTCTTCTATTGAAAAAATCGGTGTTTCAATAGCTTCAAATATGGTCATCATACTGCATTAGCTTCTCAACTATTCGCTTGAACTTCTGTTCCATCAGAAACAAATCAAAGCTATTTATTTCTGTGTGTTGATTATTTCTAAGTGCTTTCTTGGTTGCTTCGATTTTTTCATATAGCTCTCGACCTTGATCTTTTAGCTTTTTAAGTTCTTTATACTGAATCATCTATCTCCATCTCCTGCCGACCTAGCTAGGCTAGTTACGATAATCCCAAAGAAGTAACCTAGCACAAAACATACCGCTCCTGTTAAAAACATTATTCTTCACCTACCTTCTTGATTTCTATCATCACTCCAGGGTGCCAAGTCCAAATCTTGCTTAGGTTCAATTGAACGATGTTCTTGTCATCTTTGAAGAATCCTAATTCCTGCATTACATCCTGTAGAATTTTGTTTGCGTTATCTAAATCAGGTTTGTTTGTACATGGCTCACCATTTTTGTGTTTGCCAGCAGGAAAGCCCCAGATGATATTTAACGTAATTGGACCATCAAGCGGTTTATCAGGAACATACGCAGCTAAATGAGCACGATACTTATTTCTTGCATCGACTGCGCTGCTATTTGCATAAATAGTCTTGGTCTTGAAGTTGACCTTTTTTTGTTGCGCCGTAGTAGTCGGCGGAATCATTTGTAAAAATATCTGCATGGTCAACTGTCTTTCTTTTGATTTTGTTCATTTTTTATTTCTACGTCTCGAATGATACGACCGGCAGTTTTATGTGAAATCGTCGGATAGTACTGTTGTAGTATTGCTTTTAAATCATCAAGTGTGATTTTCAATTTCATTTTTCATCCTCTTCTTTCTTTCTCGCGCGTTAGGGATGGAGCGTGTGATGTTGGGAATATGCCCGCACCTCAAGCGGGGCATTTCCCTACTCACACACATCCCTGTCACACACCTGTAAAAAAATAAAATTTATATTTATATACGTTTTTTTTACAGGTTATTTTGATATCAAAAAAACATGTTATTTTTACGTTTTATAGGTTATGCATATACAACCTGTAAAAAATTAAGTTTTATGTATTTTTGATAGGTTGTTCTCTTTTTGTGACAACCGTTTCTTTTCCTCTTCCAAGTGATTTTGTTTGATATAAATGCTTCGCTTCTTTTAAACGATTCCAGACAGTTGCTTTCGTAGTTACTAACTCATCAGCAAGCATTCCAACTGTCACTTCATCATGTTCTTGTGACAGATTTTCAAACGCAATTCCAAACTCATTTAAACGTTGATTTGAATTCTCTTCAGGCGTTTTTCTCGCCTTCATTGCACGTTGCCATGACGGTAATTCCTCATCAAGCGGTATATCTGCAAGCACTCCTGTCGTATCAACTGTATGAATCGGATAATTGAACCAAATGTCAGTTTGCTGCGGTTTAGGAAATTCTCTAAGCGTCATATCTACTCGCCAAGCTGTCATTTGTGAGGCTTTTAATTCTGCTTGTTGTGTAATGATTTCAATCTGCTTATCATTGAGTTTTTTCTTGATTGTCACAGAATCATACAAATGGCCACCCATCTGTTTTCTGCTCATAAAATCATCATACGGAATTGTTTCGTAGTATTCTGGGCTGTATTGCTTTATGACTCTTGCCCATTCATCACATACAGCTTTGTTTATCTGCTGTTCTGTTACACCATCGTTTAATGGTATCTGAATGAGGTCTATCATTGCATCCGGATCACGTGCGAACACGCCCGAACCACTAGCTCTATCCATTGACTTCTTGCTACCCTGTGAGCCTTTTGAGTGATGGTGACAGTAGATAACAGCACAGTTTAATGCACTAGCAACTTTGTCAAATTGGTTTGTAAACTTGGCCATTTGCTCGGCACTGTTTTCATCGCCTGTAATGACTTTATAGATTGGGTCAATGATTACTGCGATGTAGTTCTTTTTCTGTGCACGTCTGATTAACTTAGGTGTTAACTTATCCATTGGGACAGCATTACCACGCAAATTCCATATTTCGACATTTCTTAGGTTTGGTCTTTGGATTCCTAACTTTTCGTACACATCTTTAAATCTGTGTAAGCAGCTCGCACGATCCAATTCCAGATTTATGTATAGAACTTTACCTTGTGCACAATCCCACTTATTGAGCCATTTACAACCTTCTGCAATCGCAATCGTTAACTCAATCAATGCAAATGACTTACCTGCTTTAGATGGCCCAGCAATAAGCATCTTATGACCTTGTCTAAGCACGTCATTGATTAAACATGGCGCTAACTCAGGAAGATTGCTCCAATCATCTTCAAGGCTCTCTGGATCAGGTAAATCATCGTTAATTGATTCGATGTATTCTACCCAGTCATTCCAGGATTCCTTACCGATGTTGGTTGCAATTAGATACTGCCGATTGTTGCCACGCTCGAAGCCAGGCATTCTACTTAATCGACTTGGATTCTTTGTTGATGTATCTACATCCAATCCGTTCTGTTTGCACACTTTGAATAAGTAATCTACACGTCTGGAATACTCTTTCTCATTGGATGCTTCGATACGCACAATTGCATGAATACTTTTGTTTCCTGAATGGACTAAAGCCGCAATCGGCAATTCTAGCTTTGTCATAAGCGAGTACTGCATGTCGATATTTTGAGTGTCCGATTCTACAAGTGCATATTTGAAATCTGTGATATTGTCGATCTTGCAACCGCCACCATCCATAGGATTGAAACTGATCCATGCGCCACAATTGTGGTCGTAATCATAGAACACATCTTCAATCTTGTTAGCATGATCCAATTCGTCCATTAATCTACCGGCAGTTCTGTCGTAGTTTCTTTGACCAGGATGGTACTTGCCATCCTGATCTTGGAAACATTTGACACAATAGGCCACGTGATCGTTAGGCGCGTAGATTACTGATAAATACTTTCTGATGTCTTCAACTGGATTCCAATTCTTGACTTCAGGTAGCTTCTCATAATCCATCATGCTTTTATCGATGACACGATAGTTAAATTCAACAGTTTCACCATCAAACAATTCACGCGCACCACCTTTAATGATTGGTTGATAATCTGCAGAAATATATCCGTTCTCACTTGCCATCTTGAAAATGGTGTTTCCTGTGATTCCACTATTAATGAATGAATTCCACTTCTTTTCACATTCACCTGCATGGTAGCGACTACCGTCTTGCGATGACCATCTATCCCACATATCTACTGAAGCACCTTCATACTTCAAAGCCATACCTACATTGCACCACTCTTGGTAGTTCAATAAGCTTGGATCTATATATTCAAGTGCTGCGCTTAAATCTTCTAATCTATCTTCCATATACTAATTTCCTTTTGGCGTATATTCTGCAGGGTTAACTCCTGACGGTATTCTCCAGTTGTTAGCAGAAATGCGTGCAATCATATTATTTGCATCAGTGAATTCCCATGTTCCTACATGTGCAAATCCACGTCCTTCTAAGAAACGAATCTGCTTAGGTGTAGATAGTCCAGCATCACGACGTTTCTGCAATCTATCCATAATCAACGCTGCCTTTCCGGCATTCTCAATTTCATCAGCAAAGATTCCAAACTTCTCTAGTGCATCTTTTTGTTTCTTGCTAACTGGTGCCATTTCCCATCCAAATGAAGGAGTATATCCAGTTAAGTCTTCAGCTTGAATACTCATTTCAAACTGTAATGGATCTACTAGTTTTCGCTTGCGTGTCTTCATTTCTTCGAGCTGTGCCTTTAGCGCTTCTTCTCTTTGTGCTTGTACATCTGAAGATGCTTCTTTTTCTGCTTCTTCAATATCTTCAGGGCAACCGCTTTCCGCAAGATTTTCGGTCATCTTTTTGGCCACTTCTTTATCCGTACAGATGATGTCTGCAGGTCTACAGAGCTCATGTCTTTCAGACAGCCATAGGAAGTCTAGAATAAGCAAATCTTCTTTACCTGGAGAAAGTCTCGTTCCTCTTCCAACCATCTGACAATAAAGGCTTCTAACCTTTGTTGGACGTAACACAACGATACAATCTACATCAGGACAATCCCATCCTTCAGTAAGTAACATTGAATTACAGATAACGTTGTACTTGTTATCACTGAAATCTTTGAGAATCTGCTCGCGATCGTCTGAATTACCATTGACTTCAGCTGCCTTGAATCCATGATTTATCAAAATATTTTTGAACTTCTGCGATGTAGCAATCAATGGAAGAAACACAACTGTCTTTCTATCCTTGCAGACTGTTTCCATTTCTGTAGCAATCTGCTCGAGATATGGATCAAGTGCAGTGCCTATTTCATTCGCTGAAAAATCACCTGCAGTAACTGACACGTTGTTCATGTCAATTTTGAGTGGAACGGTTTGCGCTTTGATTTTGCATAAGTATCCTTCTTTGATTGCCTGTACGATTGAATACTCATATGCCAGCGATTGAAATAGACTGCCTAATTTGCGCATATCAGAGCGTTCTGGTGTAGCGGTGACACCTAATACATTAGCTTGGTCAAAGTGCTCTAGAACGCGTGTATAAGTGTCTGAAACTGCATGGTGTGCTTCATCGACAATGATTGCATCAAAATAATCTTTATTGAACTTAGCAAGGCGGCTAGGTCGCATAAGTGATTGAACGCTGCCGACCACAACACGATTCCATGTACCTAGACATGACTGGTCTGCTTTTTCTACAGCACATGTGAGTCCTGTCATTCTGTGGAGTTTATCTGCAGCTTGATCAAGTAGTTCGCCACGATGTGCCATTACCAGCACTCGCTTACCTTCCTTAACTTGATCCTCAATTACTTTTGAGAAAACGACCGTTTTACCACAACCGGTAGGAAGAACGAGCAGAGTGTTCTTGACTCCGCTCGCCCATTCCTTTTCAATTGCCTGCCTTGCTTGTTCCTGGTACGGTCTAAGCTCCATTAGAAGCGACCGTTAGACCAGTTCCCTGCGTTAGGTGTAGGGTTGCCAGCTGTAGGCATTGCTTCAAGCGGTAACATCTTCTTGATATTGTTATATTCGCTCTTACCATCACTGCCCTTGCGGTGATTAATTTCAGCACGTCCACGCTTCCCAATCACAACTTCTTTTCTCCAGTCAAATGTGATTGGTTCACCTTTCTTATGCATGCCAACAGCATCGTAGAATGATGCAATCATGCCTAAGCAACCTTGATTGTTGTACATGTATAAATTGTGTTTTAAATCAACATCGCTACCATCTGTTGGATCCTTAAAACGTAATGTCAAAATAACTTGCTTGCATGGTCCGATTTTTCCTGAACTCTTTGGACCAGGTTGATAGCGTGTTTCATCTAAATCAACTACAGTGAAATCATAAGTTCCTTCTGGAAGTAAAACGTACCCTTTGTCATAGTCTCCTAAATCTGCAGCAGAGACTGTCATTCCATCCATCAATTCTCCGCTCTGTTGTTGTGGTGCTGCCTGTTGGCCATATGCAGGTTGTGCATATGGATTTTGATAATTGTTGTTATACTGT